AGATATAGAGGGCAAGGACGTTAAATGGAACAGCACCCTTATGATGATAATGCACATAAAATACCTACAGACTGGGAAGGTGTTACTGCGGTAATACCTAGTGTAGGAGGATGGTTAGAAATTGAGTTACAACCTCAACAACTTGACCATATTTGGAAATGTATTGAACAGAAAGGAGAAGTTCATAACAAAACCTTAGTAGGTCATATAAACAACAGTTATAAATTGGAAGATATTGATAATATCTTCTGGAAGAATACTTTATCACCATTATGTGATAAGTATGGTGATTCTTTTGATAATATGGGTCGTCATATACCTGTTGAGGGTAAACATCCGTATTATTTGAATAATTGGTGGGTAAATTATCAAAAACAACACGAATTTAATCCAGTACACAATCATTCTGGTGTTTATAGTTTCGTTATTTGGTTGAAGATACCTACGGATTCAAAAGTTCAGAATGATCTCCATATTGGTCAGAATAGAAATGGTAATGTAGTATCAGACTTTGAATTTTCCTTTACGGATATGTTAGGTAAACTTCAAGGATATGTTTATAAAATGGATCAAAAAAGAGAAGGAACTATGCTATTCTTCCCTTCTGGTTTAAAACATGGAGTATATCCGTTTTATAATTGCGATGAAGATAGAATTACAGTATCTGGAAATATATTTCTTGATACTAAAACGGATTTTTATGAGACTCCTCCCATTTTAGGAAGTATTAGTCATAGAGAGCCTGAACTTGAAGAATATAGAACGACAGATCTAAATCGTATTGTTGATTTTAATGGTGAACAACAATTACAATTTAAACGAGAGGTACATGGAAAAGTACCTTCAGGTAGAGATATATCCCAATGTATAACATATGCACATGAGGTTGAGATTAAAGGTAAGGAACCAAAGGAAGTTATACCTATAGTTTCATCATTTCAACCAAAAATGAAGTATAGTTCAAAGGGATTTGCTCATACTGATGAAATACAGATTAAACAACCAGATTTTGATAAGTACTTCTCACCTGATGAGAATCGTAGAGGAAAAACCGTATTAGGAGGAGGAAAAGAGGAAGTGCCAAACAATTATGATTTTGTACTCGATGAATGGGAATATCCATTTTGGGCAAGAGATAATAATGGAATGAAGGAGTGGATTGATAAACAACCACCATTTGAATTTACACCACAAGCGTGTAAAGCTCATATGACTGGTTGGGATGCTCACGTTCAATGTCCTGAAGTGGAGAAGTTGTGGAATTGGATGCGTTTAGTTCTATTTCCTGAAAATTATATGTCTGCAGTTAATGGTTTATATCCAGTGAATGCGGAGATCTGGGGTGTTAGATATGATAAAGGTACAAGAATTGATTGGCATAATCATAGAACTTCTACACGTTCCTTTGCATACTACATCAAATGTCCAGAAGGTAGTCCACCACTTATGTTTAAAGACAATGGTGCGGTAATTGAACCAGCAGAGGGTAAATTGATTCTATTTGATGGCAGAATGAGTCATAAAGTACCAGAATCACCTATTGATGGTAGATACGCTCTTTCAGGCAATTTATTTTTTGAATAATTATGACAACACTACAAGAAGGTCCATTTTCCCTACAATTGAAGATGGGAACAAAGAAAGCTCACACTATGGCAGAGAATACTACCTTTGTCAAGCAATTTCTTAAAGGAGTTGTTAATAAGAGCAACTATCGTCAATTAATCGCTAATTTTTACTTTGTATATCAGGCTATGGAGTCTGAAATGGAAAGACTTAAGGATGACCCTTATGTTGGACCTATTAGATTAAATGGTTTGGCAAGAAAAGACGCATTAATTGCTGATTGTAAGTATTTTTGGGGTGATGACTGGAAAGAGCAGATATATCCGACAGAAGCGACCCAACAGTACGTAAATCGCATTAAAGAAGTAGCAAATGACAATCCAAAATTGTTAATAGCACATCATTACACAAGATACATGGGAGATCTGTCTGGTGGTGTTATTCTTGGTGGTATTGCTAAAAATGCTTTAGATTTAGATGATGAAGGATTAGCGTTCTATGAATTCCCTGAGATAACAGATAAGAAAGGATTTAAAGATTCTTATAGAAGAGTTCTTGATACTATGATGAAAGTTGACCAAGGAGATGTTAATGCTATAGTAGTAGAAGCAAATTACGCATTTCGCTTGAATATGTACATGTTTGAGGAAATACAGGGTGAAGCAAGTGTATCTTTTAGAAAGTTGGTTCTTAGTGCTCTTAAAGGGTTTGTTGAGGAAATGACATTCTCTAAAAGGTTTCGTTAATGCCTGATGTAAATCCAGCTTATGTGAGTGATAGGTTTATCCTCAATAATGATGATGTAATCCAAAATCTATATCCAACACCCATCTATTCCTCTAAGGTGGGTAATTTTGATGCAATTCAACATGAAATGTTCAGTGCTTTGAAAAAGACTGAATTTGAAATGAATCCTTGTTGGTCTAGTCATTACTTGTCTGACATACGGTTTAAATTGAATATAGTTAAGGATCATCAAATGAATGTATTTGTTGAAGAACTATCAAAACATATCATAAACTATTGCCAATATTTAAATTATAACGGAAATTGTTCAATTACAGAATCTTGGTTCTCTTTATTCAAAAAAGGTAATTACGGACATGTACACCATCATGGTGCAACTGATATATCGGGTGTTTATTATATTAAGACCAATGGAGAGGATGGAAATTTATTCTTTGAAACTCCAAACCCTCATTTAGGCACATCTAAGTTATTTTCTAATTTAACTCCTCGTCATGAGTACAAACCCGAAGAAGGAAACCTAATGCTATTTCCTGGATGGTTAATGCATGGTATTCAGACTAATACAACTGATAATGAAAGAATAAGTCTCTCATTTAATATCTCTTTTGAAAGGACTGTTATCCACGATAAATAATAAAGGATATCTCCTAATATTATGTCTGTTGCTAATAGACCAGTTGATATGAGCGATGAGTTTAAAAAGAATGGGTGGGAGTACTGTAAGTATTTGATTACAGACCCCAGAAGTGATAAATTGATGAGAAGAGATATTAATAATAAGTCACCTAAAGATAATGGCACTGAAACCGATTAGTAGTAAAGATCTAGCAAAGTCTAGATCATTTAAAGATATTGGTATGGCTTTTGGCAAAAATCCATTTACTGACGATGTATCTCTCGTCAAAGATGATAATGCTATAAAACAGTCTATCAGAAATTTGGTAATGACATCACCTGGTGAGAAATTATTTCAACCCACTATAGGTTGCCAAGTATATGCTATGTTATTTGAACCTCTAGATGCGTTTAGTGTAGACGCAATTAAGAGTGAGATAATAAATACCATTAATCAACATGAAAGTAGAGTACAACTTAGAGAAGTTAATGCTGTTCCTTTTTCGGGAAATAATAAACTAGCAGTAACTATAACATATCAAATTGTAGGTATACCTATTGTTGAAGAAGTTAAATTTGTTTTACAAAGAGCTGGATAATGCAACCGAATAATCTGACAGCATTAGATTTTGAGGATATTAAATCATCTATCAAAACTTATCTGAGAACTAGAAATGAGTTTTCTGATTATGATTTTGAAGGGTCAGGATTGTCCTATCTTATCGATACTTTAGCATATAACACTTATTATAGTGCATTTAATGCTAATATGTCAATGAATGAGGCATTTCTTCCTTCTGCGACATTGCGAGATAATATTGTTAATATAGCAAAGCTTTTAAACTACGTTCCAAGGTCAATTACATGTTCTAAGGGATGTTTACATTTAGAGGTACAAACTTCACAAACAAATGGTGCATATCCTAGTAGTTTAACGCTTTCTAAGGGGCCTGTAGCAAGTGGAGGTAATTACATATGGAATGTACTTGCTGATACTACTGTAGAGGTTAATACGACCACTGGTATTGCAATATTTGATAATCTAATGATTCGTGAAGGATCTATTGTAGACTTTTCATATACTGTAAGTAGTTTTGAGAGTCAAAATTACATAGTTCCTGCTGAAGATGCAGATATAGACACTTTAACGGTTACTGTTAAACCAAACGAAGCATCTACTACATCAGATTTGTACAATTTAGTTGATACAGTTACTAATTTGACTGCTACAACTAGGGTTTACTTTATTGCTGAAGGAGAAGACCAAAGATACGAAATAAGGTTTGGTGATGATAGTGTTGGTAGAAAACTTAAAGACGGTGAAATAATTAATTTAGAGTACTTAGTTACTTCTGGTCAAGAAGCAAATGAAGTTCAGAAATTTACATTTATTGGAGATCTACAAGATAGTCTTGGAATTAAACCCTCAAATGGTGATGTTACTTTAACAACAAAGGAAAAATCGCAACAAGGGTCTCCTTCTGAGACTGTAGAGTCTATCAAGTATATGGCTCCTAGATATTACTCTTCTCAATATAGAGCAGTTACAGCACAAGATTATGCTGTAATTACTAAGAAAATATATTCTAATGCAGATTCTGTTATTGCTTATGGTGGTGACTCATTAAATCCACCAATTTACGGTAAGGTTTATATTGCAATTAAGACTAAAACAGGTTCATCTCTAAATGATGCTACTAAGAAGACTATTGCTTCAGATCTTAGAAGTTATGCAATGGCATCTATTGACCCTGTAGTTATTGACCCAGATGAACTTTATGTATATCCTAAAGTATTTGCTTTATATGATACTGGAGTAACTAACAATACGTCTGAAATTAAGACTAATATACAGAGTTCTGTTAATGATTGGGCAACTCAAACTCAAATCAATAACTTTAACTCAACATTTAGAAATCAACAATTCCAGAAAGCAATTACCTTATCTAATAAGGCAATTAGTGATGTTTCTGTGCAAACATCACTTTTGAAGTATATTAAACCTCAAACAAATCAAACTAATACTTATTGCATATCAACAGGTTCATCCCTATATGATAGTGCTCCAAGTAACGTTGATAGTGATACTACTGGTTGTAAGAAAGAACCAGTGATACTATCTGGTAATTTTAGAACAGCAGATAGACCTGGTGTTGATCAACAGTTTGAAGATGATGGTTTTGGTAAGTTGAGAACCTTCTATAATACTGGAAATAAGAAGGTATACACCAATACTTCCGCAGGTTCTATAAATTATGAAACTGGTGATATTTGCATAGGACCAATTAATATAATAGGAGCTGGAGATAATGTTCCAGCAACTACCAATTTAAATCTTTCTGATGCTGTTACTGGCACAGGTAGTGTAATTGACATTACTTTATTACCAACAGATTTGCAGTTGCCAACTCTGTTTATACCTTCTAACAGTTCTACTATTCCAGCATCAACTCCTGGAACAATAATCAACGTCATTAATCCTGAAGTCACAGTAGCTCCAGTTGGTACAACACCACCTCCTACTGTACCTCTAAATAGTTTGACACCAAAGGTGTTTAATCAAGCACCAACTCTAGTTGAAGTTACTTCAATTAATAATACAGGTTCTCTCACTTCTAGTTGTTTCTAACTTAGATGGCAAATATCAATAAAGTCTCCCAGTCAGTTAAGTCACTGACTCCAGCGTTCGTTGAGGATGAGTATCCTCTCTTTAATAAATTCATTGAATATTATTATAGATCGCAGGAGAAAACTGGACTAGGACAAAATATTTTAAACAATTTCTTACAATATCTGGATATTGATAAACTGGATATAGGAATACTTGATGGTGCAACGAAGATAGTAGAACCTCTTGGAGTAGATACTGATACAGTAGTTGTAGAGAGTGTAGACCCATTTTTAGAGAACGATGGATCTATTCTGATTGGTGATGAAGTAATTTACTATGAATCTGTAAGTCATGCTCCTAATATTGCTTTAAGTCCAGGTATTTCATACGAACAGGTTAAATTAAAGTGGTTGGGTCTTGCAAGTCCATTGGCATTGTTTGATGGAACTACTCAAAAATTCCCGTTAACTTCTCAAAATAATCCCGTAGCTCCACCTTCTGCACAACATTTGATTGTACAGTCTTATGGTGAGATTCTAATTCCTAATATAGATTATACTGTAGAAGGTACTGATATAATCTTCACAACTGCTCCTAGAACAAAACTCGATGCTGATGGAGCAGATTTAACTTTCATTACATATTTGAGTGGTTTTGTTGAAAGTAATATTGTTGCAATTGATAATTTATCTAATAGTTTTGGTGAAGGTAAGCGTCAATTTACTATAACAAGAGATGGTGCTTCATACGAACCTGTTATAGATGAGTATGTTTTAGCGATTTATGATAATGAACTTCTTATTCCAAAAGTAGACTTCTTTATTGATGGAAATCAGTTTATATTTAAAGACGCACCTTTAAATGGTAGATTCTTATCATTATACTCTGTTGAAGCACCAATTCCTTCTTTTGGTGCAGGTGCTATTGGATATGCACGTATAGATGATGCTGGTACTTTAACTGGTATTTCTACAAATACTAATGGTAGTAACTATAGGTTTGAATATCCACCAAAAGTTTCTATTAAATCTGAAAATGGATCTGGGGCAGCTGCAACAGCATTAGTTAATGGTATTAAGAGTGTTTCTCTTCTTGATGGAGGATATGGGTATAGTGATACAAACCCACCTCTAGTAGATGTTCAATCACCTACAAAACCAGGTTCT